CAGCACGAAGCTCTGCACGAACACGGCGGTGTCGTGGAGGCGGTGGATGTAGGCGAGCGGGAAGTCCTGGGCGCCGAGCAGGCGGAACAGCGGGTCGGCGATGCCGGCCAGCAGCAGCACGCCTAGCAGCCAGGACCAGAGACGTGGACTCACGAGATATTTTTCTGCTTGAATGGCACCATGGCTGCCTTCGCTAGCCATGGGGCTATCCAGCCACCGACAGCGCCAAGGATGATCGCCACCAGCAAATCCCGCGGGCTGGAAGCCTTGTCGCTCGCCGCCAGCGTCACTTGCAGGACGTTCAGGCCCACGCAAGCCACGAGGGAGAAGCTCTCTGCCGCGAAGTCTTTGCTCCTCGGTTGCCACTTCGACGGCGCCCAGCGCTCGATCCAGAAGTAGGCGCCACCTGCGAAGGCGATAGACAGCAGCAGTGACCCAGCACCGAACGGCAGCATCCTCGTGTAGGCCTGGACCAGCTTGGGCACGCCCAACATGGCATCGAAGAAGGCCTGGCCGTTGGCCGCGATCAGGGTGATGAAGGCCGCGATCGTGGCCCAAGTGATTCCGGTCAGCTTGCCATTCATCTCAGCCCCCTCGTCCCGCGTAGTTCCTTCTGCCCTTCCTCAAGCGATTCCACCCTGACTTTCAACTCGACCACATCGCTGCGCAGTTGCGGTACGTCAGTGAGCTGGGCCGATATCGTGGTCAGGGACTGGTTCGCGACGGCTTGTTGGGTCACCAAGGTCTGGATCTGCTTACCCTGGTCGTCGACCTTGCCTGCGAACCATTTCCCGGCCCATGTCGAGACGCCGATCAGCGCTGCAGCTCCGATTACGACGATCCAGCGCTCGACGGGTCCAAGGGCAAAATGCCAGCGTTGATCGCCGCGCTTCTCGACATCCATCACGGCTTCCGGAAGCTCACCCAGTCACGCGCCGCCTTGTAGGCGCGGACAATCCAGGCCGACAGGCCCAGAGCCTTCTCTAACAGAGCGCCGATGCCTACGCCGATCACGAAGGTGATGAAGCTCATGCCAGGGCCTCCATCGCTTGCTGGTACAGCCCATTCCAGGTGCGCCGATGCGGCTTCCCAGGGCGCCAGTTGCGCAGGTAGTAATCCCAGCTGGCATCCACCGCGCCTGGCGCCGGCAGGTCCTTGGCGTCGGTATAGAGCAGCAGACGGGCAAAGGCGCATCCAAGGAGATCATCCTCCAGCATCGCGGCGTAGACCGATTCGCGCGTCGGCGCGATGCCACGGATGATGCAGGCAGCCTGGGCGTACTTCGCCGATGCCGGGTGCGTCAGCACCCCGGCGACGCCGCCGCCCTTCTCGAACTGCCAGAACGAACGGGCCGGGCCGCCTACCTGCTGCCGATGGACGAACCGGCTCTCCTGCAGGCCGATGGCCAGCAGCAGGGCGTTCGCCGCGGTGCTGTCGAACTTGCCTGGCAAGACCTCCCGGTACGTCTGCCGAAGGATATTCTCGCGGACGAAACGCAGGTTGGCCATGGCAGAGCTCTCATTAGGCACCGGCCGCGGCGTCAGGCGGCGACGACGCGACCGATGATCCCCACTGACGGGGAATGGGTGCCCGTCCCGCGGTCCAGCGGGGTCTTTGATTGGTCTGGCGAGGAGACGGGCGGAAATGAAAAAGCCCCGGGCTTTCGCCTGGGGCTTGTATGGATGCTGGCAATTTAGGGGGTCTTTTCTGTCCCGTCAAGCGGCTCGCTCTCGGCGCTCTCGGCGTTCATCCTGGAAGTCAGGGTCGCGCAACACTGCCTTAAGCTCGGCTAGCGCGCTGGTCCTATGCTGCTCAAGCCAACTTCCAGCCTCCTTCAAACGCTGCTGCAACGCTTCGCGGCGGCTGAAGATCAGATAGGCATATTCCGTCAGCGCGGGGGTGCCGTACTTGATGCCGGCCAACTCTCGAATGGCGAGTTCTCCTCCGAAACGGGTCAGCACGACACGTTCACGGGTGTCGCCTGGGTGGCGCTCACCATCCTCCCACGCCCTCAGCAACGTAGCCTTGTGGCAGAGCGTCTGGCCGTAATGAGTCTCCAGTACGAGGGCCGCTAGTTTTCCCTGTCGGATTGAGACAAGCCCAAGTGCTGCAGCAACATCCTGGTCCAGTATTCGGAGCGGGTTCGTACCGCCAGTTCCTTCGCGAATGTCGAAGTAAGCCGTCTTTCCCATCAGGGAGGCGATGCGCTCTTCAATCGGCTTGGCCTTCTCTCTCGCCATGATCATGTCCCCTGTGGTTGGTCTTTGAACTGCTCCAGCACCGTCTCGTCGAACTCGAACCGCGCGCCCTTACCGTCTTGCTCGCAGGTGGGGTGCTGGCGGTTGTCCCCTACCCTGCAGATGCTTCGGCCCCAGAACGTCGCCGTTCGATCACGATGCCGGCAGACCGAGCAAGGTCCGTGCTTGGCGCGGTGCGCCTTGTACCGCTTCAGCGCGCGCCGGGCCTTGTGGACCTCGGCCGAACGCTCTGGCTGGGTGTAGTCGTCAGCGCTCATCCGACGCCTTCTGCTCTGCGACATAGTCGGCCAGTGCAGCACGAATGACGCCCTTGTGCGTGGCGATCGCCGAAAGGACTTGATGTGTCACCTTCGGCAGGCGGACTTTGACCTGGACGTTCTTGCGGTTATCGCGGGTCTGCGCGCTCATGCGATGGACTCCTTCGGCACTGGTTCGATTCGCACCCTTTTCGCACGGAACAAACCATTTTTTAGTACTGAAAACTGCAGGAACGGACCTGGATCTATCAGTACCCATCTATACGTTTTCAGGTCCCAACGTAGACGAGCTTTGTCGCTCCGTTTTCTGATTGGCGGCGGCGAAATCCAATTCATGCCGCCTTCCCAACCGCCTCTGTCGCCTCACCCCACAGCGCCAGCAGGAGCGCGTCGGCGCGGCCTACGTCTTTCTTGCGCTGCTCGCGTGGCTGGGCGCTCATAGAATCGCTCCCAGCTCGATCTCGGTCAGCATGACTCGCACTGTTCCATCTTCCAGTTTGAAGGTGCGAAAGTGCTTACCGGTGGACATCGTCTGTTGATAAGCCGAATTCCGGATCCCTCCCATTGTTCCAGGCGGTACGTCGAAGTAGTCGCCGACTTCCCGCATCTCTTTCCAGGGGTATTTGCGATATGCGTCTCTGCTGACGATCTCGTGCTTCATGCGGCCTCCAGACGCTCGACCACGATGCGCACGCCAGGCGAGTCCAGCGCTTCCGGATCCTCGCCCGGGAAGACCTTGGCCAGGCGCGAGTACTCGACTACACGGGCGTCGTCTTTCCAGATGCCGGCCTCGGTGAGCGCGTCTTCGGTGCTGCGTGCCAACTTGGAAAGGTCGGGCATCCGCATCGGATAGATCCGCTTGCGCTTCGGCGCGCTGGCCGGCTTTGGCATGGTGAATACCATGCGCACGCGCACCGGCTCATCGATCGGCTCGGCACCGGCGCGCGCCTCGAGTGCGGCAGCCTTCACGTCCTGGCGCCACGGCCTGACCTTCTTCGACGACTCGGCGAGGATGCCGCGGCCGCCGGCAGTGGTGCCGACGAACTTTTTCGATCCCTGCGGTGCCGGCGAACCGTAAACGACGATGGTCAGGGTCATGCTTTCCTCTTCTTCCGATGGAACGACGGTGGCGGGTTGATTTGCTTGCTGCGATGCGCACCAGCAAGTGTGCTTTTACGATGGCGCCGCGCTCGGTCGGCGATCGCTGTCTCAAGCTTCTGGACGGTGTCGGCGCCGGCTTTCACGAACTCGGGATAGGACCGGTATGCGGGATATGCGCGGCGCCAGGCCTCGAGCGATTCGAACGATTGGCCCTCGAATAGGAAGCTCATGCGGCCCTCGCTGAGAGGAGCGCGATCAACTGGTTTTGCTTTCGCATCAGCTCTTCGTCGTCGCCGAATACCGCGTGGAACGGCACGCTTCCACGGGCAAGCGATGGGCCGAGCATCTTTTCGTGAGTGCTGCGCGTCCACGCGCTGACGATCAGCTCGCCGCGGTGGTGCCACGCACAAAGCCCAACCGATGAGCCATGTCCGATGCGGATCCCGCCGCTAAGCAGGTGATGGGCTTCGGCCAGTGGACCATCAGGATCGCGCTTATACCCGCGCTCGTAGCAGCAGATGCAGCCGGCTTCCTTGACCGTCCTAATCCAGGCGGCCTCGGCTTTGGTTTGGTTGCCTGTTGATCGGCCGCGCTTCATGCTGCCTGCTCCAGTTCGGGCATGCAGTCCATGAAGGCGCCGATCACTTCCGCACCTTCCTCCGGGACGATGCCGTTCCCGAAGCATCGGAGCGCGCCGATCCGGTTGTACCAGTGCGAAACCTCGGCTCCGGTTTGTTCGTCGGTGCGCACCACAGCCATTCGGCCGGAAACCCCATAAGCCAGCAAACGAATTCCGGGTTTAGCGCGCCTGGCTTTTCCGTCATGTCCGATGATCCACTCGGCTCCGGCCCATGAATCACATGTAGCGCCTGGGTCGGCATCGCCGACTGCGGCTTGCCGGTGTCGCGCCGTATCCTGTCCTGACCCGATATGGCATCCGATGCTTTCGGCGTGGCCCACAGCGCATGCTTTCGAATCGACACCAGCCCTGCGCTGTTCCCCGCCTCGTTGTTCCCGTCCTTGGCCGGCGCCAGCGAGGTGGGCGTGGCCCACAGCGCAAGCATCATCGGCAGTGTCTTGCCCTTCGGGTTCGCCGCCCACTTCTCGTAGAACTCTGGCGATGCTGATTCGCTTCTCCAGTCCCGGGCTGCTGGTGTAGGCCACAACCCAGATTCGGTCCCGTCCGTGGGGCGCGTTGACCGCACAAGCCGGGAGAACGACCGCCCGGCCGGTGTAGTCGTCACCTTCCAGGTCAGACAACATTCCGTCGAGCCAATACTTCCCAACCGCTGCCGCAACCTGCTCTCCCATAAAGACAGCGGGCCGTCTGGCACGGATGAGGCGATGAAGGTGGGGCCATAGGTGCCGGTCATCGGCGGTGCCAGCGCCTTTGCCGGCGACCGAGAACGGCTGGCACGGGCAGGATCCGGTCCAGAGCTCTCGCTCTTCGGCCCAGCCTGCGAGTCGCGCGGCGAGCGCCCATCCGCCGATACCGGCGAAGAAGTGGCATTGCCGATACCCGGCAAGGTCATCTGCTGCAACATCGACGATGCTCCTTGTGTCCACGTCGCCGGCGGGGATGAGCCGCGCGGCGATCAGGTTCCGTAGCCATTGCGCGGCAAACGGATCGATTTCGTTGTAGTAGTGGCGGACGGTCATCCCCGCTCCCCCGCCACCATTTGGTGGTATTCGGTGCGCACGTCTTCCAGCAGGTTCGGCGCGTATGTCTTATCGATGTACTTCGTGATTCCTTCGAAGAATTGCTCGAACCGTTCCGGCGTCATCTCGTCGAAAGCGATGCTCTCCGCCTGCTTGGCCAGCAGCTTTCCCATGCCGGGGATATCGATCTCGACCTCTTCACAGCAGACGCCGGATTCTCGCTGCACCCGCTTAATCGCGTCGTGCGCATCCAGACCTTCGAATCCGTCGACGTGCTCTACCAGCAGCGCGCCGATGGCGTGGGCCAGCCGGTGGAATTTGGCATTTCTCGCCTTCTTGATTTCGATCCGGTATTCCACGCCTTCTCGCAGCTTTCGCTCGCGTGCCAACCTACGATCGATGGGATGCGCAGGCACCAGAGCGCCCACTTCCTCGCCGGTGTCTGGATCAACTAATTTGCGCGGCGTCCAATATGTCGGCCGACGCGCACGCTTCGCGGCTCGCTTCTGGGCGGCGTTCATGCGTCACCCGCCGCGGCATCTCGGCCGCTTCGCCTACGGGATTGCTCTACCAAGTCATCGTCGGTATCCAATCCGGCGTCTGTTTTTGCACCACGGGTCGGCCGCTGATATTTCGGTTTACCCGGGTAGTCCGTTGTGCGGCCGGTGGCGAGATCCGCGCGGAGATAAGCGGTTCCCGTCGGCCCCAAACGCTGCTTCGCGATGATGAATTCGACGGCGTCGGGTGCGTTGCAGGCGTCCTTCGTGTAGTACCCGTCGCGGTAGATGAACGCGATGATGTCCGCGTCCTGCTCAATGGCGCCGGACTCGCGCAGATCCGACATGATCGGCCGCTTGTCCGTTCGCGTTTCCAGGCTGCGGTTGAGCTGTGCTAGGGCGATGACCGCGCAGTTGAGTACTTTCGCCAGCACCTTCGCGCCGCGGCTGATCTGGCTGACCGCTTCGTGCCGCTTTGCGTCGTCGTCGATCCCTTCGACCAGTTGCAGGTAATCGATGATGATCAACCCGAGTCCGCCCGGGATCTTGCGGTGCATGCGTGCCGCGCGCGCCGTGATCGCGTTCATCGTCAGCGTTACGGTGTCGTCGATCGCAATCGGCAGTTCTGCCAATTCGCGAGTTGCTTGGCTGATGCGAGCCCATTCGTCCTGGCTCAGACCGTCCTTGCGGCGCATCTTGGCGAAATCCACGCGGGCGCGGCTCGCGATCAGCTTCCCGATGAGCTGCTTTCGGCTCATCTCCAGAGAGAAGATCGCGACGTTCTTGCCTTTGACCGAGGCCACGTAGTCGGCGATTTCGAGCGCGAGCGTCGTCTTGCCCATGCCTGGGCGCCCGGCCAGCACCATCAGATCCGTGGGCTCAAGGCCTGGCAGGATGTCGGTGACGTTCGACCACGGCAATGGCAATCCGCAGTCGATTTCTCCGCTGTTGCGCTTCACCGCGTCCTCGAAGGCATCGTTCAAACCGCCGCGGATCATCCGCAGGCCGCCATCGCGGTTGCTCTGCTGGCTCAGCGTCGCCACCAGGGACGATGCATGCGCTACCAGATTCGCGCTGTCGCGCCCTTCCGGCTGAAATCCGTTGTTCACCATCTCCGTGCCGACTTCGATCATGCGGCGCAACAGCGCCTTGTCGGCAACGATTTCGGCGTAGGCGCGGATGTTGGCCGCGGAAGGCGTGGTGCTGGCCAGTTCGACCAGATAGGCGCCGCCGGCGACCAGCTCGGCCTGGCCTTGCGCTTCGAACCATTCGCCCAACGTCACCGCGTCGTAGGGCTTCTGCTTTTCGTGCAGTTCGCGGATCGCGCGAAAGATCAGCGCGTGGTCGCGGCGGTAAAAATCCTCTTCCGCGACGATGTCGGCGATCTCGTCCCAGCCATCCTCCGCCAGCATCAAGCCGCCCAGAACGGCTTGCTCGGCTTCCACCGATTGCGGCGGAACCCGCAATTGCTCGACCCGGCTATCCGGCCTGTATCCAGGCCTCGAGCGGATATCGTCGACGACAGCGCTCATGCCACGGCTCCCGCGTCGCTGCGATCGGACGCCTTACGATCGGCCGCAGCTTCCATTTCGCGCTTCAGCGCGATGCCCACGGTCGTCAGCTGCGCTGGCGCACCTTCGCCCGGGAAATACCAAGCCTTCGCCCAGTTGCTGCGCACGGCATCCCGGAAGTGGGCGCGCCACCCCACGATTCCGGCTTGCTGCTTGCGCCCCTCCCGATGCTTCGTGGTGAACCAACGCCACGCGATCGCGATGTACTCCCGCGGGATCAGCGTGTCGTCGGCGAAGGTAAAGATCGAGTCGTTCGCCGGGATGGGCTTCTCGCCCCTTTCCCGGCAGGCGGACACGAAGGTCAGGAAGGTGATTCGCTCGGACTTCTTCCTCCCCGGCTTGCCCCCCGCGTCAGCGGGGGGTATGGGGGGATTGCTTTTACTCTCTTCTCTTCTCTTCTCTGGTAACGGTTTTTGTAACGGTGTCGCCGTTACATTTTCCGGTACAGGACCGTTACTGCGTTTTCGGTGATCGGACACCCGCCTGTTCGTAACTGCCCGTTCCTTCGCGGTTTTTCCATTGTGACGGTCGAAATTTGGCAACGAGAGGTCGCCGTCTTCGCCGAGCAGCCATCCGACTTGCCGCATCGCAGCAGTGAAGCCAGGACAGAAAGTCAGCCGATCGAGAAACGCAGATGTAACGGTGACACCGTTACCGTCCAGACTGTTCTGGTCGGCCCAAGCCCAGAGCCGCAGCAGCTTGCCGACGACGGCGTCCTGGTCGATCCCGAGAACGGCCGACATCTTCACGACCTCCGGCTTATCCGGGGTGGTGACCTCGAATTTGATCCAGTCGCCGGCCATTAATGGGCCTCGGGCAGCTCGAGCTGCTGCTGGGGCCGGATCCGCAACCAGGCTTCGTGGTCTTTCTGCCGCTGCAGGCAGGCGAACTCGGCCTTTTCTTCGTCCGACATATCGCCGCGGGCCAGCATGGCGCGCTGGCGCTCCAGGAGGGCTTCTCGCTCGGCGCGGGGTCTCACTGCTGCCCTCGCGCGGCCTTCGATTCCCTCTTACTCCCTACGATTCCCTGCGATTCCCCGTCGAGTCCCTCGGCCTTCAGGAGCCGATCCAGGATGCTGTGCTCAGCCAATCGTTCCCGAGCCCATTCATGCAGCACGTCGCGAGCCAGTTCCGATCGATCCTTACCCGTTACGCGGGTCATCGCCTCCAAGACGCAATCCGTCTCGGCGGTGATCTTTCCTCGAAAGTCTTTGAGTGGTGCTGCCATACGGCCCCCTGCGGCCAAGAAAAAGGCCTAGCACCTATTGCAGGGCCAGGCCTGGGAATCAGTGATTACGAAAGACGGTCACTTCAGGCCGCCTGCTCTTCTGGCGGCTGCGATGCAAGATCGATCAGCGCCTTACCGGTTTCCCAGTTCGGCACCATCTCGCCGCGCTTGATCTTGTTGATCGTGGACTGGGCCGCGCCGACAGCAGCGCCGATCGCGCTCTCCGTCATGCCTCGGGATAGGAGAACCGTGATCGCGTCTATCGGGGTCATGGTGGCGAACGGTATTCCTATAGGCATCCACTTGTCAATGCCCATAGGAATTCGACCGTGTAAGCTGGCCGGGCCACGCTAGGCCGATGGATTACCTAGCCAAGAACCTGCGGTTCCTGACCGCCATCCCTCAAAAGGGCCAGACCGAAGCAGCAGAGGCCACCGGACTCCGACAACCGACCATCAGCAAGATCGTGACCGGGGAGACCGGCGAAGCCGGCTACCGGACCGTTGCGAAACTGGCAGCGTTCTACGGGGTCACCATGGACGACCTCGTATTCAGGGATTTCGAGTCCACTGGAGTGATACCAGCGTCTCATCGTCCGGGATTCGACGATGCCACCATGGCTCAGGCGCTTGAATTGCTGTACCTGCTGGCCGATGCGCGGCCAGAGGACCGCCGGCTACGGCGCCCAACCTGGGCCACGGTCCAAGCTGCCGCCAAAGCGATCAAACGCGCAGAAGGAGATCAGCGGAACGCCATGGCGAATTTCTTGTCCGAGCTCATCAAGGAGACGTAGCTCATGACATTGGACCCCATTACTCTGAAGACTTTGGCTTTGGAGATTGCGTCCACGCTTCCTCCGAATCCAGCTCTAGATCAGGCCCATATAGAGCCGCTGGACACATCGCCGAGAGCCAGGAAAACAAGGGCAATTTTAAGAATTGCTGACCGCTACGGGTGGCATTCGGCGATTACCCATTTCCTTGATACGCGAGGCGCAGCTCATCTATCGGATCTCTCCGATCCACAGCTAGCCGATTTGCATGACCGCATGGAGGGCTACGTCGACGCTGCAGAGACCGGCTGCAGTCTCGACGACTGCTTTCCAGCTTTTTAGGAGAGACCAGCCCATGTCTCCTAGATTGGCGCCATGCCGAGTCTGCGGCCATCTCGTAAGCGAATTCGCTGATCGCTGTCCTGGCTGTGGTGACCCCACTGCTCGGCGCTACGGCCATGAACCTAAACGGCCTTCCGGCCCCTGGACTCTCCTCGGCTGGCTACTTCTCATCCTGATCGTGTTGCCCATTGCGATGTGTTCAGGGCTTTTAGGGCATATCGCCTCCCAGAGCTGACCGCCCAATCGACCGTTCGTCGGCTGACAAGCGGATGTATTCCTATGGGCATTGACAGATCAATTCCTATAGGCATACTGCATCCATCGCCCCATTCCGGGGCCTGCCCCAAGGGGTGGGAAGATGGGCCA